TCTTAATACAGTTTTTTGTCCAGGTTTTTTCGGGCATGCGGGTCTGTACGTTGGCAATAATCAAATCGTTCATGCAGTCGGCCAGGGAGTTATCCAAGAGGATATCCTGAACTTCTGCCGATGTGATGCCATTTGCGTTCTTGGCATATCGCCACAAAACAAATTTATGCCCTATTCATTGATGGCAAGGGAGACAGCGGTAAAAGAGGCTTTAATTCTGGCAGACAAAAATGTTCCGTATGATTTCGATTTCTCGTCTGACAATAAAACGTATTACTGCACTGAATTGGTTGACAGGGTTTACAATGGCATATTTTATGCCGACTACTCGGAGATCGCCGGGAACTATATTTTAACTCCTGATGGGATCAGGAATAGCAAAGAGGTAATAATGAAGTTGGAAATCAAACCGTAAATCTAAAAATAGGAGAATAAAACAATGACAAATCTAACACCTAACACCGTAATTTCGTCAACTGAGGCCACCGCGTTTTCTGTAGCGGACACTGTTTATCCATTGTTCATTCGGGACTTGATCATCAATGCTGTAGATGACCCAGAGCATATTTATGATGACCGTGTTCTGGCTATGATGGATGGGTTGTTCAATTATCAGGTTTAATCAATTTGAATAGTAGCCACCTCCCTTGGTGGCTACAGGAGGATAAAATGTTATCCTGGATTATCACGACTATCGGAGCCCCTTTGATTCTGGGTGGGCTCAAACTTGCAGCAAAAAAAACGGATTGGGTATGGGATGATAAAGCTGTCACGTTATTAGCGGGATTGTGGGATATTTACCGTGGCAAGTCTCCCAGAAATTTTACTAAAAATTTGCGCGGGGCAATCAGTCCAAAAATTATTGAGAGATTAGCAGAGACAGACCTTGAAGTTAAGCGGTATTGTCGTGGTGGGGATTCGTTGGAATAGAAGCCCCGTCCCTTTCATCTCAATATGCCATTCTTTGTGCCAAAGACGACTCTCGATCCTGGGTTATAAATTCTTCAACATTTCATCAATCATTGCTATTTCAGATGGATCATCCCACCCTTTTTTTATTTCTTGTAATGCCTCCTTTTTGGACGTGTAAACATCGTGGGAAATACCTTCGTCCCAATCATCCATTATGGTTTCTATTTGGTCTTCATTCTCGATTTGGTATAAGTCGCGGTGACAGCAGCTTGTTGCCCACATCCCTATTTTAATGTCATCTGGGTTTTTCACTGTGCCCGTTTCAGGCGGTCGGGCATGAATTATCGCCATTATATTCCTCCAAATTTATAACAAGTGATTAATCAGATTTGTACAACTCCGCTCTTCAGCGGAAGGTTGGGGATAAAATATGATTTTCCCCGTCTGAAGTGTAGTCACTGGGATACTCATTGATTTCTTCGATAACCCCTTCGTATCCAATGGCGGCCAAACTATCTGCTATGTTTTTAGCCTCCTTAGCGGTAATACATCTACGATCCACCCGTTTTAATATGGGATGATCAGCTCTTACAATATATTTAAATTTGTTCATCTTCTCATCTTCTCCCCCACCAATAGCCCTATCTCCATCAATACCGCATGATATTTCGCAGCTATGCCTCCAGGGCATTTGGGATCTTGTTCAAGGCGGGTCTCGGCCTCGGTAGAGATCCAGGCTATGATATCATTTAGGTTTGTCATATCTGGGTGCCCTCTGTTTGTTATCATATACCTCCAATAGTTCATGGAGTGTGTCCTTTAGGACAAGATAGTCCAGATGTTGCCAGGAAAAACATTTTAAGGAAAAACATTTTAAGTTTAATCGCACATCAAGATCTTTCAAACATTCAAAATCAATATCGTTAATCATGGGGCCTCCTTAGCCATATTTTGGTGGGTCTGGCATCGGCATCCAGTGGGTGACCTTATTTGCAGTCGGTCCGAAAATGGTTTCGCCAGATCCAGAATATCGCGCCATAAAATCGGCTTTCACGCCATCAGGCCATTTCCACTTTTTGCGGTCCACGTCTGTTACTACCATGAAATCACCCTCTTGAACTGAGTATCCCTTTCCAGGACAGATTTCATCGTAGATATGGTCAAACTCTGCCGTCAAAACTGATATTCCAAACCTTCCTTCTGGAATTTTCGGTAGTTCATCTTTTACGTTTATCCAATCCATTTTGTTCATTGTCCCCTCATTTGATGGGGCCGGGCGGAGAATCGAACTCCTTGCGCGCATAAGTCCACCAGGTCTATGACCCAGCCCCATTTCGGACCCGTTTCGGACCCCTTGATCCGCTCATACAAACACCACCCCCTCCCCGGGGGTCAGCATCATATATTTGTGCGGCGGGTGTCAAGATATTTTCTCCAGGGTCCGATCAATCAGTTTCACCACATCGTCAGCATCCAGTGTCCAACCATCTTCGAACGAGGCCCAAGTATGAATAACCTTCAGGGCTCTTAGCGCCTCCTGCAACTGTTTACAGGTCTCCCCAATGCCGGGATGTTCGATCCACTTTTTACCACAATAAGGGCATTTATCTTTGCTCATTCAACATCCTCAACAACGATTGATCCACCGCCTGCATACACAGTCCCCCGGCCTATCTCAATCCGGGGCACAGGCCGCAGATCGTCAAGGCGGGTTTCAAGTTGGTTGACTTTTGCCTGCCATGAACGGGTTGATATTCCCTGCTCGCTACTGAGGAAATAGCAGGACAGGATGAGCAAAGTGAACAGCATTATGATTGCTATATGGTCGGCGGTTGTGTTCATTTTTCCTCCATTGGCGTGTGATTATCATGGGTTTTCCTGATCTTCCATCCATTCATCAATGTCCCTTCCTATCTCATCTATCCAGCAACACCACTCCCCATCCTCGAAGATGTCAAGTCCACCGGCATTCGAATAATCTGGCTTGATTTTATTTTCATACTGAAAAGCATCATATCTACCAAGCGTTTCAATTATAAGTGCGGCTTCTTTTGGAGACGAAACTTTAACAGTGAACGACTTCATCGGAACTTGCGGAACCCACCACACTTTTAAGTCACCTTCTTTTGGCATATTTTCTCCTTTTTTAAATGCCTGCCACAACCGCCACGGTTTTCGGGTTCGGCCCGCCGGACCCTGGTACCTGGGGATTGTGGCTACCGTTCTATGAGCATTAAGGGTTTACGTGACAGGCATAGTTTACACAATAAGGATTTACGTGGCAGGCATAGTTTACACAATAGGGTATGGTTCTAACTCCTCGTCTGTTGGATATTCTTTGCCTGCAACATTAAAACACCATCCAACAAATAGGGTATGGTTCTAACTCCTCGTCTGTTGGATATTCTTTGCCTGCAACATTAAAACACCATCCAACAAATTGCGAACTTTCGATGTGATCAACACTCCAACCACAAGTTTTTACGGCCTCTTTTAACACACTCAAAAACTCATCTGTCAGTAGTGGTTTTAGCTTTTCTTCTTTCGGTGTTACCATCTTACCCTCCCTTTTTAAAATTATGCCGCCACACACGTCTGTCAGAACGTGCTACCCAGGAGCTCCCCTGGTAATCTCTGACTGCTATTGTCCCATGTGTGGTTGGGTGAGGGGCCACCTCTCTTTGTCTGACCAGCATATTTCCAAATTAGTGTGGCAAGCTCGGATACTTTCGCCGGTTATTACCCCTGATCCGATAGTTTCCCGGACACTTGCCACAAAGTCTCGTTTTAAAATTCAGATCCCCCTTTCATCTTTCATTCGGCCCGCCATTTCCGATATCGAAAACTGACCTCTCGAATTTAGTTCGCAGTGGTTTCTTGTTCCGACATCGGACATATATTAGCCCCCGGCTGACCGTCTTTGCGTATCAGCCAGGCGGTTAATTGCTATCTTGCTTTACCTTTACAGATTTTCGCCATATCTCGATGATAGGCTGCTTTTTCCTCGTATCGTTTCACTTCACTAAAATGATAGCCAGCGTTCCATGAGTAGGATTTCTTCTTGTCAGCTTTAATGTGCTCAGTGCGGGTTCGCTGCTCAGCCTCAACTTGTTTCTTTATCCCCTCACAACAAATTAACGCATCTTCCTTATTGTCAAAAACCCGGTTTTCATATAAAATGTATGAGCCATAACGATATTCAATCTTATCGCCATCGGATGTTTTTTCTATATTTACACCTGTTATTGATATATATTTTGGTTTGGCAATATATTTAGTTTCCTCGATATATCCAAATGGACCCTCATACCCTATCATGCAATAATTACATGGCAATATAACCGTGTCATCATTCCCGAGGATTAAGGTCACTTGTTTTTTCCCGAAACATATCGGGCATGGTTTTTTTACATCCCTGTTACCGCACTTTGCCCACCAAACTTTATCACCTACGTTATACATTTTTTCCTCCTGTTAATTGCATCATACAGCTCATCCCCTAACATCCCTTTTAAGACATCTTCTTGATGCTGTGGCCCCCACTCTTCCCACGGTTGCCGGGGGTCTATGCGTTCGGGGTAATCGTCATCGTTAGCTGTGGGTTTGTATGGCATTAAACAGAACCCCTTGCTTGTCTTCATTAGCAAATCGTTGGTCAAGCTGGTGGACGGTTGTATAACCCCTAAATCCTTTTCGTGCCCCTTCACCCATCGCATCTTCCATGTCTAACATTCGTTGCCATAGTTCAGGGAAATGGCGGCGTAAATTGCGGAGTTCGCCTATCCGCTGTAGCGGGCAGCAAAAACAGGATACCCTCGTAAATATCTTATATAGTCCGTCCCAATCAAAACCGTGGGAATAACAGATTTCGAGGGCCTGGGCTTCAGTGATGTTGTATTCTTGGAGGGGAAAACGATGGTTGATTTGGTTGTTAAAAAAACTTCGATTTTCATCCGCAGCATAGCCAATGCATTGTACAACATCAGGGATAATTTTTTTGAATGTATCTAATGTATCCACTTTCTGTCCTGTACACCATCGTCTTGACATATTTGGCCAACCATGCCCGATTCTATGAACCTTGCCTTTGTTAGGCCCCTTTCTTGCAATTACCGGCCTCGCTATCAGCCAATAATCAAACGGTAGTCTGGGATGTAAGTGCCATATTTTGACACCCGTATATTTTTCCAGTTTATCAATATGTTCTAACATTGCCGGAAACTCCCATCCAGTATCAAAAAACACGGCTGAATGGATCGGCTCATTACGCTCAAGCATTTCAAGCATCATAGCGGTTGAGTCTTTACCGCCGGATATGGATAGGACATTATTCAACTCCACAACCAGACCTCTTATTTGCTCTGTATTCTCGTTGATAGCACGACCGACACAACCCTTGAGCAACCGCAACCCATCGGCCACACTCGCTACATAGGGGCCGTTCGCTTAGAGGTATGGGCTGCCGCTTGGGTGGTTTGCGCTTAGGTGTCTTGCGCTTTTTAACGATCTTCAGTTTGGCCTTACTTTTCGATTTGGCCTTCGGTTCAGGTTTCGGTTCAACCCGCTTTGCAATCTCTTTGCCTTGCTCGCAGTTATAGCAAGACAGGCCGCGGTCGTAATAGTGGTCAGGGTAGCCCCCGCGGCGCCCTCGTTGCGCTTCCCGGGCTATTTGCTGATTATGCAAGCACGCCTGCTCTGACATGGTGCAGCGTAGGCGGTGGCAGTGAAAGGTCATACATATACCTCAACATGCTTCCCCATTAGTCGTGCTGTTATCATTTCCCATTTAACACCCTTAGAGGTATCCCATCCCGGCATATTGACAACCCAAACCTCATTACACCACTCAAGCCATGCAAGATTTTGTTTCTTCCATGTGTCATGATCACCATTAAGACCACCATGAACTGCGATGCCATGGCTATGCGCGATAGGAGAAAATACAATATATCCCATGCGGATAATGTCGGCAGCGGTTTGACAAACTTGTTCATAACGCTCAATCTGTTGGGCTTCAGTCCCAGAATATGGTGATGCAAGGTATATGCGGGTCATCCAAATAGTCCTTTTTGGTATTGTGGAATATCAATTTTAGCTTCTGCAACATTTTTTGCTGATTGCCTATAATATGATGGTTTCAATTCAGCCCCTATTGCTTTTCGCCCCATTTTGACAGCTTGATAAACCTCTGAACCTACTCCCATAAATGGTGTTACAACTATTTCATTAGGGTTACTGTATAGGCAAATAATTCGCTCAATCACATCTAATTGTAAGGGATGGCAATGTTTTTCTTCTTCATCTTCTTTAGCGTCTCGATGTGGCAATACATTGTCAATCCTAATATCCATCCATACAGAACTTGCATATTGTCGCCAAATCCAATGAGAAAATTTATTTTGTAATTGAGATCCGGTCCATCCTTCATACTCTTTATTCTCAGGCGGCATTTTGTCTGATCCAGCATAATTTAATAATCCAGTCGGATGAGATACCGGAAGGTCATTTATTCCTTTTGCTCTGAATGTTAAAAGTTGGTCAGCATTTGCAATAGAAGTTTTTGTTGAATCAAGAGTTAGGCATTTATGAGACAGGCTTTTGCTCATAGTTCGATTACGAACAGTTAAAGGTTCTTTCCATATTATACGGCGTGCAACTAATTTGAAATCATATTTTTCATGAAGCCGAATTATATCTCCAGGGAAATCATATATAGAATCAAGCCCTGTATTACCACTGGGGATATCTGTGCAATGAACACAAACCATCCGGCCAGGTTTTATCAATCTGGCACTTTCAGCAACAACAAACTTATAATGCTCAAAAAATTCATCACGGTTCAAACAGTTTGACAAATCTCGTTCGGAACTGGAGTATTGATAAAGACCTCCAAACGGTGGGCTATATACCCATAAGTCAGTTGACTGGTCTGGATACTCACTGAAAACTTCTATGCAGTCGCCATTATAGATGGAGTATTCGTCTGTGATTTCTTGTTGTCTGATAGCCATAATGGTATAATAACCTCCTGTTGATATTTTTCTTTTTCAAGCCATGTCGATTCATTCATATACTTAACAAGATTTGCAAACATTTGATCAGCAGCTTTTGATTTACGTTTCATATTTGTTCTTACATTTGTTTCGCCTTCAGTCGATACAACGTCAACTTTAACCGGCCTTTTTTGTCCAAAACGATAACAACGTCTAATAAATTGATAAAATTGTTCATAGGAATGAGATGCAAATGTAATTACATGATTACAGTGCTGGTAATTCATGCCCCATGCTCCTATTTTTGGTTTTGTTACAAGCACGCGAAAATCACCTTTTTGGAATCCTAATAACCTTTCCTCTTTTTCTTCATCTGAATGACGACCTGCAACTTGAACAGCATCGGGTATTAACTTTTCGATAAGGTCCGCTTCAGTATTTAAATGGCAACCAATAAAAACATAGTCATTAGTATCAGCAAGATCAGCAACAAGTTCACATCGTTCATCCATTGTTCTGCGGCGTTCTTCCCTTTCTTGATTTAACCCAAAAGCTTCAGGGGTAAAAAGTAACCCGTCAGGAGTATTTTTAGGAATAACTATATGATCGGTTTGTTTTAATTTCGGAAGGATGAAACCATTATCATCAAATCCTAAATCCGATGGCATTCGACATGCTTTTGCCCATGAGCAAACCCACTTCCAAAAAGGTATTTCAGCGTGCGGTTTTAATTTCCATTGACCTATCATTTGTGAGGCACGATAAGCTAATTTTGCATAATGTTTACCAGGCTGTTTTGCTGCTCTCAGTAGCTTGATTTCATTCATTCGATATGATTTATTGTCGGATTGATTAAAAAACCTTGACAACATATCAGAATAGCCAAGAGCCCCAAGTACCTCTGAACTTGTTCCTAATTCATAAAAATCATTTGGTGCAGCGGTGGCAGTGGCAAGAACCCGATAAGGAATCTTCAACATAAAGCGATTAACATTCTTTTGAGTCGCACCGCCAAAATGTTTAAGCCGAGAAGATTCATCACAAATCACACATTCAAAATCATTTGGATTAAATAAATGTAGTTTCTCATAATTTGTAACTGTTATCTTATTATGTATCTGTCCATTTATTGAACGTTTGACCTCGATTCCAAATTTTTCGCCCTCATTGATAAATTGATATGACACTGCAAGAGGGGCTAAAATGAGTATATTCTTATTTGTCTTACGAGCTATATTTTCTGCGATGACAAGTTCCTGAATTGTTTTGCCAAGGCCACAATCTTCGAATAATGCCCCACAGCCTTTTTTGATTTCCCATTCGACAAGTGCCTTCTGGAAATCGAAAAGAAAATCAGGTATCCATAATGGATCAAATCCTCCCATATTGCCAAGTTGTGTTTTACGTTTAAGGAAATCCTGATATATTGTTGATATATCTGATTCCCACAAGTTAGGATGTTCCCAGTTCTTTTGGTACATCATATCTTCCCCCCGAGTGCATTCCAACACCACGCATAGCCCGCAGCAACGGATATGCAGGTCCAGAGTAGCCATATAATGTATTTTTTGAGCATGCGGTCGGTCATAGGATGGGTCTCCTTCCGATATCGGATTTATTATGTGTTGATTGTAATTAAATCATAAAATAAAACGCTTGTCAAGCCTTTTTTTCGGAAAAAAGTTATTGACAGGATATTTTTATTATGATAAGCTGTCAGCCAT